GACATGGACCCCCCCGAAGGGTATGTTTCAGGCGTTAGGTATCTCTAATGGTCAATGTGCGTCGTGAAGTAGACCATGTGTGGGAGAACTACCGACGGTATCATCGGGATACCGGAGAAACTATTATCTGGTACGAGTTGCAGCCCTTCGGCTCAACGGCGTCTACGGACAGCCTGTTCGATGACGTATACGACGAGGGCCTGCTAGCCACTGGTGGCTTGCGTTACCAGACCGGAGTCATCATCCCGGTTCTTCAAATACAGGAGACAGAGGACACCAAGAGGGCTTCGGCAGACGGTCGTCACCCGGTACAGGTGGTATTTGGCGTAGCCTCTGTCAAGGACATGCGGGACGCTGGGGTTAGTAATGTGTCAGAGTACCGAGGGCACCTAAACGATATGTTCTTCTACGATGGTAGGCACTACTCTATCAACGCCTACCGGGTGCGAGGACGTGCTCAAGAGGACGTTATCGTCACGTTTGAGGGCATCGAGAAGTACCTAGATCAGGAGTTCGTGAACGACCCCGGGCCCCCATCTGTGACCTTCACAGACTACGAATGGCCTGCAACTCTCCCATCCTAAATGGTGTATCATTAGTACAAGATCCTAATGAGCGTTAGGATCTCTCAACTGCCCAGAGGACGCTAGGAGAGCGCATGGCTGAACAGCCAACTACGGATGCTGCCCCAGAGTCTTCTGCTAAGTCGACTGCTGTAAAGGCACTGCCCAAGTTTGCTGGGACCTCTGAGCAGTACATAGGCTTATTTAGTTCTGGCATTCCTGCCTACATTTCCTATGGAAACAGGCTGTACCTCCAGTTGCCAGAGATAACTGAACAGTCTATCAACGAGGTTCTAGACCGCCATGTAACTAAGGTACGCAATGTACTGTCTAAGGACGAAAACTACGCTGAACTGGCTCCGTACTACGACGTGACACAGGACGAGGCCGGTGGTGACATGCTGTCGTTCGGTTTCCACGGTATGCCTGCTCACCTGTCTAAGAGGGCCACGGCTTTGGAGTATGGCGACGCCGAAGGGACTCCGATGCAGGGATTCGTACGCAGGACCCTGCACAAAGAGTCCACCCCCATTGCTAACCAGATCAGTACAGAGTCGGACAGTCTGATGGGCGAAGTGGTGGTGTCACATGGCTGACCGCTCTGGCTTCCTGCTGGCTGAAGATCAGGCCATGAAGGCCAAGTTCAGTGGCATCCAGTTGTCTGACGACAGGGATGCTACTCGTGATGTACAGGTATTCTTCAGGTATCCCGAGGGAGAAACTGAGAAAAGGTACCCGTTCATCACTCTGGAGTTGATGGACATTAACCACGCTACCGACCGTCAGCACTCTGACACGCGCATCTATGCGTTTCGTGGCACTGCTCCTACAGGACAGGCCGATGGGCACTATTCGACCGCCGGTAAATCGAATACGTTTACGTACTGGCCTGACCATACGGATGATGTTAGTACTCTTGCTGCTGGTACTTCATGGATAGGGACATCACCCTTCTTGAGTGCCATGGAGCACGTACCGGTGGATCTGTTGTACCAAGTGACAACCTTCACTAGGTCAGCCATCCATGATCGCTACCTACAGGCCCACATCCTGACTAGAGTAGTTCCATTTCGTCGTGGGTACCTTGAAGTACCTACAGACGATACTAGTAGGCACTTGGATCTACTCGACTGGCGCTCTGCTGACATGCTAGACGAAGAAGCCGGATTCAAGAAAAGGGTATTCAGAAAGATATATACTTTATCTGTGACATCAGAGATACCAGCCACTAGTCTTGTTGGATTGTATCAGGTCGCTCGTACCGAAGATGGGTACGCAGCAGGGAGCACAACAATAAAGGACAAAGTCACGCTGGATGTATTGGCGTGAAACCCGTAACCCACTGTATTAAGGAGATGGCATAATGCCAACGTATAACCGACCCGGAGTCTATGTTAACGAGAGCGCTTTAAAGTCCGTCGTTACCAGCCGACCCGGACGAACAACTGCCTCGTTTGTGGGGCAGTGTACTAGGGGGCCCCTAGGTAGACCTGTACTCATTCAATCGTGGGGGTCTTTCACCGCCACCTTTGGCGACATCAACCCATCACATGAACTGGGTTACTCTGTCTATCAGTTCTTCTCTACCGGCGGCACTGAGTGCTACATCGTCCGTGTGCTGACTCAGAGCAGCACGGCCAACACAGCCGCATCGCTTGCTCTGGTACACGACACTGACAAGAACTTGTTCACTGCCACATCTAAGTTGGCTGGTGCTGACGGCAACAACATTACTATTGTTGCCACCAAGAACTCCAGCAATGGCGATTCCACCACTGGTGGCGGTACGGGTCTCTTGGATGTGACTGTCAAGTACAAGGGTGACACCAAGGAGACCTACGTTGGTCTGACCTTCGCCAACGCCACGGCAGCAGGGTCTGCTACAGGGGCTATCAACAACGCTGTGACTGGGTCACAGTACATCACGGTGTCTTCACAGGTCACCAACAACCATGCCTCTGGCGAGCAGTTCAACACGTCATTTACCAGTGACGTTCTCTTCACCTTGGCTAGCGGAGCCACCGCTGGTGTATCCGCCAAGTCCACGGGGTACGTCCGTGGAACCACTGCCGGTGCTGTCGCCAATCACTTCCTGCTCACCTCACAGAACGACGGCGCATGGGGTAACACCCTGACAGCCGTTGTTACTGATGGTCTTGAGGCTGCTACAACCTCTTCGTACGGAACCTTCAATCTGGTAGTCCACTTGGACGGGGTAGAGAAGGAGCGTTGGACTGAAGTTTCCCTAGACACTACGCACAACCGTCACGTCGAGACTCTTCTCGACACGTACTCTGACTACGTGACGGTCTCCGCTGTGGCTGCACCTACTAAGGCTATCGCCACTTCGGTTACCGCAGGAACCTACGCTCTGGTGGGCGGCTCCGATGGGACCGCTATTTTGGCATCCGACTACACCACGACCATTGCCTACTTGGATCAGGCCACTGGTGACTTGCTCATCAACCTGCCGGGGGTGTTTGGTTCGTCTGAAGTCAACTCTGCCACATCCTACGCTGCCAATCGTGGTACAGGGTTCGTAATCATCGACCCGGACCCGGCAGCGACTACGGCGTCACTGGCGGTAACATCAGTTGCGGCGTACACCAACACTAGTTATGGGGCAGTTTACTACCCCGCAGTCACAGGGCCAGACCCAACTAAGACGGGTCCTGCTGCTCTACGAACCAATGCTTTGGGCGGGGCAGTGGCGGCTGTGTTCTTGAGGGCTGAAAGGATGCACTCCATTGCCAAGGCCCCGGCAGGCTTCAACTTAGACATTCCCAATGTGTTTGGTTTGGCAGCCAACTACACAGAGGCCGAAGAGGGCACGCTGTACGCCGCAAACATCAACCCCATCCGGTTGGTGCCCGGTACAGGAGCGATCATTAACGGAACACGCACTCTGGCTAAGACCTCACCTGAACGGTATATACCTATTCGTAGGACATTGAACTACGTGAAGGCCCAGATGAAGGAGATCACTAGGTTCGCAGTGTTTGAGCCGAACGATGTCAACCTCAGGGAAAAGGTCGATCAGGTGGTCACTAACTTCCTACGAGGTTTGTGGGGCAAGGGTGGCCTCAAGGGCGGTAGCAGCGCTCAGGCATTCTACGTGACATGCGATGGAACGAACAACACGTCCACCACTGTCGCCAATGGAGAACTCCACGTAGAGGTCGGATTGGCCCTGCTGTACCCGACCGAGTTTGTAATAGTAAACGTCAGTCAATGGACCGGCGGTTCCAACGCAGTAGACATACTTTAAGGAGTAATTAAATGACAGTATCCGCACAAACACTACGCACAGACCCACTGCGTAACTTCAAGTTCAGGGTCAAAATCTGGCCTCAGGACCAAGAGTTGGACTCGTTGGCCGATGGTCTTGATAAACTGGGCTTTGCCCAGATGTCAGGTATCGCTGTGACCAACGAGGTTATCCCGTACAGGGAAGGTGGGATGAACACCCACCCGCACAAGATGGTAGGGCAGTCGGACTTCGCTCCGGTGTCGTTGGCACGGGGTGTGTTCGCTAACCAGCAGCAGTTGTACCAATGGCAGCAGTTCATACATACATGGCAGGGCGGCTTCAGTGGTGGGTCAAAGGGTGGTGGCTCTGGTAACTCATCGGGCTTTGCCGCTAGTGACTACCGTTGTACCGTCTCTGTGGTCGTGTATGACCATCCAGTGACTAGTTCTGGTACCCCGGGCAACCCGTATCAGTACGATGTTGACCCGTCTGCCGCCACCGATCCCAAAATGCCCAAGCGTCTACGGATAAACCTGTACAACGCATGGCCCGGTTCATACTCGGTCAGTGACCTCAACGCTGGTGATAATGGTATTCTCATTCAGCAGTTGCAGTTGCACCATGAGGGGTTTGAAATGTTCTGGGGTTATGACATTGCCGACAACGCTGAGATTACAGGCGGTACCACACAGGGTCCCGGTGCCCCCGGGTGATATTGACATAACTCGTATACACCACACAGACTAGTAGGAGAGATCAATGAGTTTAAACTTGGCAGAACAGGCTGAAGTCATCAACGAGGCTATCGCTGATGACCCACCTGAGGTAGGTAAGGCAGCCCCCACAACGGTAAAACTGATGTGTGGGTTGCTGAATCCTGAGACAGCGGAATGGCAGGACACGGCCATAGTGTCCGAGATGACAGGAGAGGACGAGGAGGAGTTGGATCGGCTCACCACTGTAGACAATATGTCATACGCTGATTACACGTCAGCCTTGCTGCGTCGTGCGGTCACAAGCATTGGCGATGTTACGGTGTCAGACACCCCGTCTGTTCTAGATGATCTAATCATCGGAGATAGGGACCTGTTGTTTCTAGGGGTGATCCGTGCAACTTACGGGAACGTACGTACGTTTTCGGTGGTTTGCCCTAAGTGTGACGAGAAAAATGAAGTACGGGTAAATCTGGATACAGACTTTGAGATGGACTATCCCGAGTCTGATCCGCGAGAGACCCGTCCTTTAACTCTACGTAACGGCAAGACTATCAAGGTCAAGTATCTAACGGGCAGGGATGCTTCGGCTATCGCTGCTTCAGGCGACACCCCAGCGGTACAGAACACGGAGATAGTCGTACACAGCGTTGTGTGGGACGATGAACGAACACTACTGGTTAGGAAAAAGTGGGCCAAGGCGCTGTCGTTGGCTGACCGTAAGACGATAGTCAAAGCCGTGATTGAAGACCAACCCGGCCCGAGGTTAGAGGAGGTGAATGCCCCTTGCGCCTACTGTAGTGAAGAGATCACTATGGTCCTCGATTGGGTCTCCCTTTTATTCGGTTAACATCAACCACGTATATTGGCATTATGACAGCATTGCTCAAACATACCCCGGTTACACCCTACGGGACATCCGATCTATGTCTGTCAGGCAGCGGTCGTTTTGGAGTGATATGTCTAGGTGGCATAAGTAATGCCTGAATCTTCTGGCCCGCTGGGTGAGTCCTCAGACGAGGTTCAGAAGGAATTCGCCACGATAAAGGCTCGTTTCAAGACTGACATTGCGTCCCTGTCTAAACTGACACGAGAGTTTGGTGGATTAAAGAACTCCCTGCGGGACATCAACACTGAGTTGACCAAGATGATTGCTCTTGGTGCTCAAACTACCACAACACTACAAGGCATAGCCCAAGCGGGCGGTGGCGTTGGTGGAGCGTCAATCCCCGGGCCAGCCACTGGCACAGGGGGTAGGACCCCGGCTGGTGGTACAGGTGGTATTGCCGTATCGGCTAGCAGTGGTATGTGGGCGAAGTTCTCAAACAACCTCAGGAACGCAAACACGGAGATAACCAAGGCCACCACACCAGCGGGTATGGCAATCAACCTTGGTCTACAGGGCCTTGAACAGGGCATGGGCTGGACGCAGACTCGTATCAAGGCCCACGCTCCTTACGCCCTTAGTTCTGATCGTATGGGGATGCTCCTACGTCAGATGGAGGGTGGGCGCATGACCCAACTCCAGTATCAGGCTAACTTTCGTGAGCCTCTAACCAACTATCTTATTGGTAATGAGGGCATCACCCCATTGCTTGGTTTGCAGGCCACCACCGGGCTTAATGCTACACAGATGGCTAAGGGGGTTGAGGGCATTAGGGTAGCCTCTGGCTTTGGTTACAGCACTCAAGATGCCACGAAGATGATCCGGGCGTTGGCCCAACCGGGGTCGTCCAACATGATGACCATGATGTTGGGCATGGGACTTTACGGCCCGGGCGGGACGGCCCGTGATCCGATGGACGTGATCCGTAACACAGTACAGCGCATGGGCTTGACCAACCCGGCGATGCTAGAGGGAGCATTGCAGCCCGGGTCAATGACCCGTGCCAACTTGGCCCGCACCGGGTTGCCTGTGGACATGCAGGATCTTGTCATTCAGTACGCCCAAGAGAACGTCTCGTTCCAAGAACTGGGCGGGAGGGGTATGTACGACCCGTCTAATAAAGCACACCGCCGACGGATGGGTGTCGAAGAGGGGTACGCCACCGAGTTTGAAAGGACTCGTATGGCGGAGGCGGATCGTGAAGAAAACTTCTATCGTCGTCAGATAGACAACTACGCTCAGTTGGAGAAGAACACCCAGCGGTTGATCGAGGTCTTCGGCGCTTTAGAGGACACGTTGAGTCCCCTGATCGGAGCACAGGTAAGCCTGACCAACAAGTGGTGGCGTGGGGCATTGCCCTTAGCCATGGGGGCGGTGGGCGCTGCTATTGGCACTCCCTTCGGGATGCCTATGTTGGGAGCGGCAGCAGGCTTCACCGGAGGGCAGTTCATCTCTAAGTCTTTGGGTGACCCGGAGCCCATCAACCCAACAGACTTCTCTCAGTTTGGCTTGAAGACCAACCTAGTGGGTAGCGGCGCAGGCGGAACCACCGGCATTCAGGCTTTGGCTAATCTAGCCGCCTTACCCGCAGAGCAGGGTGGCATCGCTACTAAGTTGACGCTCATCAGTGGTACCCGCACAAAGGCAGAACAGTGGGCCCTGTTCGCAGACAAGCAGTCTGGCGGGGGCCTTGACGGAAGGCACACTGTGGTAGGTGAGGGACACTGGTCACAGGATGCACCTCAACAGGGGGATCGCATATACGAAGGTAGGCATTATCGTCTTAACGCCACTGGTAGGGCGAGGGGGTACGCAGCCCCTCCCGGTAAGTCCAGACACCAGACCGGCGCAGCCGCAGACTTGGGACCGGATTCAGCCCACTCATGGATCGCCCAGAATGTTGCCCAGTTCGGTATGAGGACGGCGACGAACGAAGACTGGCACGTCACCCTGTCCTCAGACGTTATGCCACCAGCCACTGACACTGTTACTACTCCTAGGGGGGTGCGGGGCACACTATCTATAGCATCCACCGCTCAGAGGGTGTACTCACCTTCGACGGGGGTGAGGGCCAAGTCAGATGCAGTCAGGATTACACAGGCTGCTACGGCACGCTTGGATCTGAAGAGTCTACAGAGGAGACATGCCATGTACTCTCCTGTTGACTATTCCGCTGTCAACCTGCCTGTGGGTAGTGACGGCCCGGGCCTGCTTGGTGGAGACCCAACACCATCAGCAATCTCCCAGTGGGGTCCCGGTCCATGGAACTCTACGATGGGTGGAGGCGGTGGCGGTCCAGTTATCACGATCTCTCCCACCTTGAATCTCTCTGGTTCAGGGAACAGTGCCGTTGACGCACAGCGTCTGGCCGATCAAGTTATTAGATTAATAGAAACATCCCGGGTCGTCCAGACCCTGAGGAGAACGTAATGCCACATCAAGGAGCCCACACCACGGGGCATTCCACCAGTTCAACATTGGCAGCGTTGATGATGCCTTCACCAGTTTTATATACTGGAGAAGCAACATTCAGAAACCCTAATTTCGATTCCTTCCCGAAGCAACTTCCAATAGACAACACTATCCAGCGTGGGTACATGCGTCTGTTGACTGAGGTATTTGAGTTAGGTGCAGGTGGGACCCCGATAAACCGAAGTGACAACATGGTGGATGAGGCACTGCATCACCCCATCGGTGCCAAACTTAACTTCCAGTTCAACCCAGACAGTCTTAATCGTACTGTTACTGCTCGTACTGACACACAGTTGTGGATCAACCAGTCACCCACTCAGTTGATGCAGCCCGGTATTGGGGACATGAACTGGGGGTGGACGATGTTGTTCAACAGGGAGGCAGAGGTAACGAACAACTATATAGATCGTCTTAAGCGTACTGCTCTAGACTTAGAGGGCAAAAACATATCAAACTTGGATGTGTACTCTGAGGGAGGCATGTCGGGTACACCCGCAGCCGCTGCTCAACTGGGGGTACTGGCTGACATTGCCATCCTAGACAGGATTACTGGTCAGAGTATCAGTAAGCAGCAGATTGAATATGCCACTGCTCGACAGCAGCGACTGATTGATCTACGAGTTATAGATCCCCCAGAAGGGCCGGGAGAGGGCAACACGATAGCAGAAATTGCTGAAAGTTTGGGTCTCTTAGATGAGGATAACCCAGATAATATCATCAGCGCTAACGCCCAGAACGCTGCTTTCTTGGTGCCTAACCCAATCCGGGCAGTGTTCTCCCAGCACTTCATGGTTGACGGGTACGTCAACACTGTCACCGTGTCCTACCAGAAGTTCTCTCCCGAGATGGTTCCCACCGTGGCTCTGGTGGACATCTCAATGCACGCCATCTATCAGGGGTTCTCTCGTAGGAGGACCACCTTCACCACTTTCTTGGAACTAGCACAGCACGAAACGGTTTCTACAAATGATGCTGGAGAAGACAGTGATGCTACTGAGATAGCCACACCGGATCAGGGGGTAGTACACGTCTTACAACAGGCTGGTATGGTTCGCCCAGTACTGACAGGCATAGACCACTCTCCGCCAATCGGCGGATTTTGGGGAGACAACCTGCCACATCAAACTGAAACCCACCTTACGGATCACCACACACTAGTCGGGGAAGAAGATGAGTCAGCGAGTGAAATAGCACTGGATGCAGGTACCGGTGCAGACCCTGCTGTTAACTCTGCTCTTGTGAAGGTTAACAATGGCTTCTCATTCACGCCCATATCTTACCTAGACCCGGATTCAGGCAACACCCCATTAGGTACCGTTCTGAGTCAGTCTGTACATGGCTTTAGTAATACTGGCTTTGACCGCCAGAAGTTGTCAGGCGACGTGCATGTGGGCCTGTCCATTCGGGCGCGGCTTAAGGGCTCGCTGGACGACATGATGTGGCTTACCAGCAGTGGTCCGATCTATGGTATAGGAGGTACCTCCCCGTCTGGTGGTGACAATGGTTTCCTATACCCAGTCGGCCATGCCCAAGCGGGTGAAAAGGATACAACAACAGCGAGTAGTGTGTTCTTTGGGACATGGCCCTCTGGTCAGAGGAAACTATTGTTGGGCATAGGTTACGACAGTCTGGGTGGATTAAGCGGAGGTGCAGCAGTTGGTGGAGGCTCCCTGTCGGTGGCGGGCGCTGAAGAGAAAGAGGCATTGTGGCTGGCGTTCAAGAACCAGTCCTCTACTACTGACAACGATTGCCTCACACGGTCGTTCCCGATCACTCACCACCACGCCGGTTCGTCTGCAATCGGGGCCCCCATTGAGGCGGGCGCTGTCGGGGATCTGTTGGACATGAAGGTCATGTCTTTCAATTCTAACCAGATAGATATTTCTCAGGATAACTATATATACATAACGGAAGTACCGAAGTGGGAAGAATCCGAGATGAAGTACTACATTGCTAACGGGTTCTGGGATAGGCAGGATGGCACAGCATCTACCGATGCTGCCAACAGGGATGACGACAACTATGTAGCGTTCCCGTATCTTGCCCACAATAATACAAGCGCACAGGTGTATGATACCAACGACGCTGACGTTGACTACCCCACGTCTGGTGACGCCGGAAACGCTTGGAGGTCAGTGTTGCTGATAGGGGATCGTGACTTCACAGTACACTATCAGATGCGTGTGATGATGAAGGTGATTCTGAGGTACAAAGTAGATAACTCTGACCTGATTATCTCCAACACCGGGTGGATGGTTGTTCATCCACGAACAAGTAACTCTGAACTAGTGGCCGCAGGCTATGGCTGGAAGCAGTCGGGTAGAGATAGGGATACTATTCTGCAAGGTGACCTCCAAGGCAACGTCAACTACGGTATTCCACACTACCAGAATGTAGGAGGAGACCCCGGCTATAGCGGTGCTATGGGTTATCCGTGGCAGACAGGCGGGGACGATGAGTTAAATCACGAAGGAGACCTCAGGGGTAGCCAACACTTTGACGGCATGATGTACAGTACAGGGCACCGAGGGGGAGGCATGTCCCAATGGGATCGAAGGCATGTCCCTAAGCCCGGGGCGACACCACAAACCTCCCTCTACATTGGTAGGACCAAGGCGGAGCACAAATCTACCAGTTTGTTTGGAGAGTACAAGTCAGCGGGGAGCAAGTTTAACTAATGGCACTATCACCCTTCTCTCGTTACACACAAATCCTTGACCAGAACGGCGTGGCCGTGGTTAAGCGCAAGAAGAAGAGTACTGGTAGGTACTCCACTCTAGTTTCAGTTCAGGGGCAGACCTTTCAGGAGATAGCCGCCCAGTGGTTGGGAGACCCCGGCCAGTACTGGCGTATCGCTGACCTCAACCCGCATGTACCCTACCCTGATGAGATTCCGATGGGAACGCGCATTCGGATTCCAGCGGTGTAACCCATGCCAAAGGTCAATGTACCTCGCCAGCCCGAGGCCCCACTGCATAATGTCTTCGTGGACATAGCCGGGTTCGATTATGGTTCTATAGAACGTATTGATATTAACTTACGAGAGAACGAGCACGATCACGTTAGGTTTATTCTAGGCGGCATCCATCCGCTGTCCGTGACCGAGTATGTTGACATACCGGTAAGGATCGTGGTGGAAGTGGGGTACAACGACGGCTTTGTATTCTGTGGTTACATCAATCACGTACAACCTACCCACAAGGTCACAAGTGGTCGTGCCAACCGTAGTCTGTTTCAGGAAGCGTGGGTTCACTGTCTAGGAGCCAGTTCTACGATGCGCGGCAAGCGGACTAAGGTGTGGGACAACTTCAGAGTACTGAAGATGGTTCAGGCTATGTCGGTTGACTATCAATTTTCGTACTCTTGTCCTAATAACACTCCGGTCATACCACGGATGGCGCAGCGAGGGGAGTCTGATTGGGCCATGCTCACTCAAGCCTGCATAGCCTCTGGGTTGGCTGTCAACGTGCATGGAACTGAGATTCACGTATGGAATCCGTATACTGCTGTGCGTTACGGGGCACCTTCGGTCCAGTTGGAGTCGGTCGATACCCCAACCGGACCAGCGGCAGGAGTTCCCGGGCGTATCTATGAGTTTGAAGGGTCCTTTGGTACGGCATGGGGTGGAGACATAAACGCACAGACAGTGGTATTGATGGGTGTAGACGGTGGAGAGCACACTGTCAAGTCATCAGACCTGTATGGTACTACCGGTTATGGGACTGCTTTAACGTCCACTCTCACCGATACTATGGCGGTAGAAGCCCAGTCTCCTGAGGATGCTAGACGAAAGTTGGTAGCCAATAGGGCATACTCCGACGCCTTCACCGCCAAGGTAACAACCACGGGAGTTGCAGGCCCAATCCCCGGCAGTGTCGTAGGCATAGAAGGCTTTAAGAGTGAGTTCGATGGGGCATGGTTGGTGCGAGAGATGAACATGAAGTTCAATCGTGGTCACTTTCTCTCCGAGTTTGGTCTGGCAAGGAGCACTACAGGTTCTGACTACACTGGCCTACCTACCCTGAGTTCTTACGATCCTCCACCGGGCTCCAGACTTAATGAGGTTCCTCTGGCAGGCACACACCCGAGGTGGGTTACCACCAGTCGGAGGACACATGAGTACGCCACCAACTGATTCCCAGATCCACCGGGCCAAGGTAATAGCGTCCGACTCCTCCACAGGCGAGATCAAGGCAATGATCCCGTCCGTTACTGGCCTTGGTGGAACAGTGCCAGTAACTATGTGGGGCCGGGAGATTCACGCTGCCAACAGCAAGTGGTTGGTGCCTGCCGTAGGAGACACCATCGTGGTGTGCCGGGAGGACGAGGACTACACCAACGTCTTCTGGATCAACACCACGGTCCCACCTGACCCGCCCTACACCTTCGTTGACACCCCCGGTGTTGACGGGGACAAGACCACACACTTTGGAACAGCGTTACAGGTTGAGACCGGAAACACAGGTCAGGTACGTATCAACACAAGTACTAACGTGGGGGGTGCTGCTTTAGTAGTACAGCCGTGGGGGTTAGGCGGCACTGGTTTGTACGTGAACCACAGTAACAACTCAACAACAAATCGTGCTTCTATCATGTTGGGTGATGCTACGGAAATGGGTACTGGCGGTACGTCCTCTATCGTAGGAGATTGGTACACTTACGACAACACCGCCAGCAAGTACACCCTGTACCACTCCGGTCATTCCAACACCACCACTGGTGGCCTCACGATCAGGTCCACTGGTCTGTCTGAGCGGTACCTACAACTCCTGCCAGCCTATGTCTCTGGTGGGGTTGAGTGGTCTGCCATATTCAGAGACAACGCTAACGCAAACGTGCTTATTAACGGCACTGTGCGTTCGTATGACAACATCCCATACGTTTCTGCCACCTACAAACTGGGCAGTGCCACCATCGAATGGAGCCAGATATATCTGGTCAACAACCCTATTGTTTCCTCCGATCAGAACTACAAGACTGACATAGTTGATTCCAACTTGGGGCTGGACTTTGTTAATGCCTTGCGTCCCGTGTCTTTCAAGTTGACTCACACGGATGGCAGGGAAGGGGTCAGGACACACTACGGTCTGATCGCCCAAGAGGTTGAATCAGTATTGGGCGATGACGCTTCTGACACGGCCATATGGACCAAGGAAACCATTGAAGCGTCACCGGAGGTACCAGCAGACGAATACCTGCCCGGACAACCTGCCGTTGAGGAACATGAGAAGCAGGGCCTGCGGTATGACGAACTAATATCGCCTATGATTAAGGCAATACAGGAACTAACCACACGACTAGCAGCACTGGAGTCAGCATGATACCGACCACCAAGAGTAACGTAGACCTCTCCCTACTGCACCCGCGCTTTAAGACACGGCTGGAGATGTTCTTTGATGACCCCCGCATCCGTGGGCGTGTCTCCGTCTCCTCTGGCTGCCGGTCCTACGCCCAACAAATGTACTTCTACAAGAAGTACCTCTCTGGCAAGGGGAACTTGGCAGCCAACCCCGACAGACGCCACGGTCCTAAAGGACTGGATGGTCAGGGTATCTGGCGAGGAAGTTGGCACATGGAACAGAATGATGGATTTTGCTATGCGGTCGACTTCCACCGTATTAACAATGACCTGACCACATGGGAGATCAACGCCATTGCCAAGGAGTACGGGATGCACCCCACCGTTGACGGGGAGTGGTGGCACCATCAGCCCCGCAAGTCAACGGAATGGTTTGAGGCCCCTGCTATGGAAGCACGGTCTGTGGTGGAGGACACCGAGGAGCCCGTGCTCCACTGGGCAGCCATCGTTATGTACGTGCAGAGGTTATACTCTATTGTTAGTGCTAATCCTCTCCTCAGGGGCAGCAGGAACGAGGCAGTGCGTGTCCTCCAGAGGAAACTGGGAGAGATCGGCTTCGATGCCGGGACACCCGACGGAATCTTTGGTAAACTGACTACAAGGGCAGTTAAGCAGTACCAACGGGCGCACAACCTCAAAGCAGACGGAATCGTCGGCCCAGCAACATGGGTCAAACTAGTAGTAAAGGGCTGAGTTGCGTACCATCACTGTACCATTTTCGTTCTCTGGCGGAGCCGTCGGTACTACTGACGATCCACACCAGATTGCTCGTCAGGAAATCATAAACGTAGTGATGACTGACCCGTACGAGCGTGTGATGCTCCCCGGATATGGAGCGTCGGCTAGCAGGCTGCTCTATGAGACACCAGACCCTTTGGTTGTGGCTGACTTCAAAGAGGAGGCTATATCTATGCTTAACTCTAACTTGTCCAACTGCCAAGTAATGGATATGTCACTTACCCGTAACTCTCCTGATAACTCGTGGCATGGTCCCGGGGACCCTGAGGTGACGGTACAATTAACTGTGAAGTATAAACTTAATGGTGACGTTACCTCATCTACAGTTTCCGTTGCTCTAGTAGACCCGCATACTATTAACGTATTCACTCCGTTCTAAGGATGTTAAATGCCAACCGACTACACCAGTAGAGACTACAGTTCAGTCAAGCAAATCTTAACCGCTAGGGCCCGCACTCAGTTGCCGGAATGGTCTCGTGGTGGTTCCTCAGACTTCGCCATGATGCTGGTAGACCTTTGGGCATATATTGCAGACATACAGAACTACTATATTGATAGGGCATACACGGAATCGTTCTTGTCAACGGCGACTCAGTCAGCCTCTGTCCATGCCCTAGCCAGACTGTTGGGGTATGTACCTAACCAGCGTGTCTCTGCGTCTGCCACGGTGTACGTGTACAACTCATCAGCCGCAGCCATCACCATCCCGAAGGACACCATGTTTGTAGTACCCGGGACTACTACGGCTAACCCCATCTACTTTACTACTGTGGGGACCACGCCAGTGGCTGACACTACTACGTCTTCATCCCCAGCAAGCGTAAGCGTTCTGGAGGGTCGGTACGTTACCGAGACGCTTACCACAAACTATTTGCTTGGGCCGGGAGGTGTGTTCGTACTGTCTGAGCAGAAGGTGGTACCGGGTTCCCTGACCCTTACGGTAGGCACTACCACGTTTACCCACACCACAAGGATAACTGAAGTCGCCGCAGATGCTCCGTCGTTCACTACTGTGACGGAGAGTTCTGATAATACATCTGTTGTGTTGGGTAACGGAATCAATGGGTTGGTGCCCACCCAAGGGTCTACAATTACAGCAAAGTATCGCGTGGGGGTTGGCTCTTTAGGTAACGTAGCAGCCAATGCTATTACCTCCTTGGACACAGAGATCCCCAACATTGTGTTTCCTTCCACAACTACATCCACTGCTGGAGTGGGGGGGCAAGACCCAGAGTCCCTGTCCTCTATCAAGTCAAACGCTCCCACGTTGAGGCGTACACAGGACAGAGCGGTCACCCTTGAGGACTACAAGTCTCTAATCAAGGGGTTCCCCGGGGTGTCTAAGGCTCACGTTCTCACGAGCACTACGTCGGGAGCAGTGACAGTTAATTACATTGGGCTTCCAAACTTTCCTAACTTTGATACTAGGGATAGCAACACTGCTCTTGTTCTGACGACTGACTTCGGTGCGTCAGGCACGGAAATAAACACTTCTCTAAACACCCACTTGTCTAATCGCTCCATGCTAGGGGTCACCGTCTCACAGATTAGCACTACTGTTAATCTAGTTAACGTGTACATCGGATTCAGTCGGGTGGAAGTGCGACCGGGGTACATACAATCTGAAGTCACTGAGGCCATAACTAGCGCCATACGTGATCTGTTCACATGGGATGCTGTTAAGTTCGATCAAACTCTCAGGGCCAGCGAAATCACAGCCGCTGCTCTGGCGGTTACCGGGGTTGCGGCTGGTGGTGTGACGATTCATAATGTGAGTTCTGTCTCCGCCCCCTCGTCACCAGACGTAGATGATTTCGTGATTACTCCGACGACTTCGTCTGCTATCTACCTGCCGGTGCTCCGCACTGTTGCCTACACCGGGGTCACTGGTGGCATTGCGTAATGGCTGACTCTCTCAGGCTAAGAGATACCACCGTTGAAGGTGGGCTGCGTTCTGCTACTGCCGACGCTCCTCTGCGGTCTGACTCCTACATACAACCAGTAACTCTTGCTACTACCACCACCCTGTCGGTTAGCGTAGTTAACTACGATGTCGACTTGGACGAGGCCCAAGCACTTGTCTACTGGACCTCTAGTCTCGAACTAACCTCTGGAACGCCCTCTGCTGGGGTACGCCTGTCCGAAGTCAGGATCAACTACTCGTATGTGGGCTTCCCAGAGTTCTGGAATGACGGCAAGCACTTAGTCACGTACACGCCTGATTCAACTGAGTTATCTCCATACCGCCACGGGTATGACATTGACGGACAGCCTACGGTTGGGGGTTTGAAGTCTAGCAAACATAGTCAGCCAGACACCCGAGATGGTACCCATCTGGGGAACTGGGCGTACTACAGCATGTTCTTCAAGTACACCGACTCAGGAGCAAACGTATATACATCCAGATTGCGGACTAGTTCAGTGTTAGTTCCCACGCACCACAACATGGCAGAGTCCATGCTGGCACGTATCCCAAAGTATTATCGCTCGCTAGACGACCTTCAGGGCTCCAGCCATCTGAGGAAGTTCATCGGAGTGTTTGGTTGGGAGGCTGACTACTTTAGATCACTGGTGGATGAACTGATGGTGTTGCAGGACCCGCAGAGGGTACACTACAGTGGTCTCGACCGGTTGGCCGCTATGACTGGCCTCTCATTCACTGTCGCTGAGTTGCGCCCCGTCCAAATGCGAGAACTAATACAGGATTCAGACAGGTACTTCGACCAGAAGGGGCGTTCCGACGCTCTCATCGACCTATTGTCGGTAATCACCGACTCAGAGGTTAGTTGTAGGGAGTTCGCCACCACTGGGTCCGCTGCTACCGCCGCCTACAACAGGGGCAAGTTCACGTTGTCAGCGGGGAGGTTGAACCTTATCACCAACCCACGCTTCGTTGGGACTCCGTCAACCAGTGGCACTTGGAACGTCCTGACCGAGGCCACGTCTGGGTCCATTACCGTGAACCACAGTGCTGCGACGGGGGTGACCCTGACCACCGACGGCTCCGGTGCTGGTACCGTTTATTTATTCCCTAGGAAGACAGTCCAAGTCAAGAGGAAGTCCACCTACTACTCGTCTGTCAAAGCAGACCTGACCAATGCCACGGCTAAGGTGCGGCTGTACAGGGAGGAGCCAACCATGGCCGGGGGTGGCAGTCCTGCGGCTACCTACTTTGTCACTGACCATTCCGCAGGGATAGACTTCTACAAGGATCTGTCGCTGCCCCCGGAGAATCAGCCTCAAGATCGGTATAACACAACCAAGTTTGTTGAGTCAGACGGGTACGCTCTGGACTCCGGTTTCGCAGAAGCACACGCTGTATACATTTACAGTGGCACTCCGATAAACGGTACGCTATTTCGTGCTCGTCTATACACCACCACCCCAGAGACCCTTGGGGGTTACACTCTTAAACTGACCAGAGTTGACACTCATCCATCCAGTGGTAGTAGGTTTGACCGATTCGATTTGGCTGTGCATAGCGGGTCAGCAAATGTCATTACTGCCAACAACCTTACGGTCAACGCATCCAACCAAGTTGTTGATGAGGATACCTCCGCCGTGGTCACTAAACTGACCAATACAACGGGTGGTATTGCTTACACATTGTTGATAGATGAAGTGACCACTGTGTCATACGCAGCCACCACTCAACTTCCTTCAGATGACACATCTTCTTACCCATTTAGGGATACCGGGGTGGAGCAGTTGTTCCCCATGATTGAGGTAACCTTGGCTAATAGTTCGTCGGCTACCTTCGATGAATGGATCTTCCAACCGTTCTCCAATGGTGGTTACTTCGATGGAAGTATCTTGGAAGGCTACGCCTATTTGATCGGTGGCTCTGTTGTCAGTGACTACTACTGGTCAGGTACGGTGAACGACAGCGTGTCTTTGTACACCACTATTCGCACTCGCAATCGGGCAGCAGTTCGGAAGGTGCTCTCTGGTCATCTACCCGTTACAATGTCCACCGAGTTGACCTCCGCCAACTACCACACGGAGACAAACCATGGGCACCTAGTCGCATTTGACGCCACGCCCGGGGACGAACGTGCGTTCGATCCCCACTCGTGGACGGCGGGTGTGTATACTGAGGGGACCATCCAGACCAACAGCGACTAACCGGGCAGGATATGGACTACATCATCGGAGCACTGGCGGTCTACAAGGCCGTTCACCTTCTGGAACTGGCACTCCCACGGCCAGTAGAAACGTGGGTCAAGGTAGCCGCCTCAGTGGTGCTGAGTTACGGAGCGGCGGTGCTACTACGGGCTGACTACCTGCCCATCTCTGGGTTGGTCATCGCAACGCTGGCATCTGGGGTTCACGCTGTGCTAAGGTTGCTGACCTTGGCTGGCGATCTAGCCATGCGGCGCACGATTCGATAAGGAGAAGGTTGTGGCAGAAGTCAAGAACTATGTGGTGATCGGGCGTGGTGACGCCCCGGGCGACGTGATCTCAGAGGGACTGAAGGACTTGGGCAAGGACACCCACTTCTACGTCCCATGGATGGGTGGCAAGTCCACGGAGCCATCAGCAGGGATGAAGAAGGTCTACGACTTCCTCGTGGACGAGGACGCTACGTTCACCATGCTGGCTAAGGTTAGGGACATGCCGCACCCGGCTCTCCTGAGTAACTGCATCGTGGTGAAGGAGAGTGGCTCTGAGAAGCCCGACATGAACTTCACCAACATCCCACACGACGCCACGGCTCTGATGCTGTGGGCCGACGAGTTGGCCTCTGAACACGAGTGGATGGCGTGTGAGTACTTCGACAGGGGCCACCCATTGTTGGACCTCACCAACGGTCTGACTCCCATCGAGGTTGAGTTGGATACGACTACTACCCCCCCTGCGGGCGGACCAGATAGCCCTATTCTGGAAGATGCCATTCCCCCACTAACTGACGCAGACTTGGAGTCTTTGCCAGAGGGTGTACGTAAGCAGTTGAACAAGTCTCTAGGTAATCAGGATGAGCCTGACGACGAGGAAGAGCCCATAGAAGAGGTAGAGGCTAAAATCCTCCAGTTTGTGAGGAAGGAAGAGCCTACCGACGAGTCGTCATTTGCAACTCTGGTAGTAGTCCTGCCTACAGGTCGGTCGTTTACCACTTCGGTTCCACTGTTGGACCTATGGGGTCTGCTTAAAGAGTTGGTGTGGGATAAATAGAGAGTAAGAACCGGGAACGGTGTTACCAGTGCAACTCCACCGCCCCCGGCACTTATTGTTGTCTTTCATTCTCCAGCACCACCGAAGGGTGCATCCTAGGCAGTGTACCACATGAGCACCTTTGGACGTTTCCCCACATGGGTTAACCGCCTACTGCGAGGAAAGTTTACAGCAGTAGCAGCGTTAGTTGAGTTGGTTTGCTTAATGGACAACAAGACCAACCGACTTCGGGTCAGCCATGATCGTTTGGCACAACGCATGGGCTGCTCAGTGAGCACAGCAAAGCGTGCCATCGACACCTTGGTGGCGTTAGGCGTTATCGAGCGTGAACAAACCATGTATTCCTCAAACAGGTATACAGTACGGATGGAGGTTCCAGTGACAGATTGGGACGAGTGGGAAACACTCGGTGAAGACGACAAAGAGCCCAAAGAAGTTGTTGTCAAAGGACGGGTCCCCCAGTTGGTTAGGTTCTTTAGCGACGAGATAGAGATACACAATCCGATGACTATCCAGCCTGCGGTCAACGGAAAGGCGCTAGGTAAGAACTTCAAGGAGATGCTGGACAAGAAGGATGTAACGGAGCGTCAACTGAAGACCATGATTACTTTGTTTGCCATAGACCTAGATCGTGGTGATAGGACGGTGGAGGACATTCCCCCGTGGCAGATGTTCCTAGCGGATAGGCAATCCCTGTTCAACCGTGTGGTTGAGGGTACAGAGGACATAGTCTACGTAACCGACATGGGTCCGGCTGAGTGATGCGCTGGTTGGTGGCTCTGTGGGTCTACCTTGGGAGCACTGAGTGTTGGTGGGGTAAGCATGACTGAGTGGCATGGCCCCAAGTACTGGAGGAACCAGTCTAAGGACGAGAGGACTCGTCTGGCTGGGATTCCACCTAGTTTGGAGCACGCCCGTCTTAACAACTATGAGGGCGACTATGGGTCAGTGGCAAACTGGCTTCGTGAGTTCCAAGAGCATCGGGAGGCAGGAATAGGACTACTGTTCGCTGGCAAGCACGGCTCTGGTAAGTCCCATCTGGCAGTCGCTGCCCTTCGGGCTGCCATCAGGTCGTATCGCCAGACTGGTAGGTACATCACTGCCAATGACTACCTCAGGGCGTTGGACGATGAGAGGCAGAACGATGGTGTACTGCCTGACTCATACGAGGAGGGGAATCTAGTCCCCTATCTCCGGTCTGTGTACGACGTGGTTGTGTTGGATGATGTGGATGCCATACGTCAGACGAGTTACGCTAAGAGAGAAATCTCTGACCTACTGTCCAGCAGGTGCGCTAAGAAGTTGGTGACCATCATCTCGTGTCACGATGGGATAGACAAACTTAAGTTTAATGTTACTGCACAGTTTCATGCGTTGGTGCGCTCCACCTGCGTACCTGTGGTGCTAACCGCTGAAGATCATAGGAGGTCTATTCGTGGAACGTAACGACATACAGGCCGACGCCCCGATCAAGCAGGCGTGTTTGTTTGAGGGAGTGCTGGCTGCCCCCCCTGTCAAGACCATCCAGAAGTTGCGAGCGGCCAAGGCCGTCAGGCAGCACGAGTGGCACAGGTACATTGGCATGTGGACTCCCTACGAGATGCCACTCAAGTCACTGGTGGACAGTGTCAACCGCAGGGGTATTGGGGTGGAGGTGTACACCTGTCTCCATGAGGGCGTGGTGGACGCCATCGACCGGTGGTTGGCCCGCAAGGGTGTGTCCGTACCGGTCTACCAGTTTGAGAACATCTACGAGATCGTTGCGGAGATGAAGTTCCACAGCCCCTCCATGCGGATGCACGTTGCCACTGAAGAGCAGGCACAGTTGTTGGG